CTTCGTCCCCGTCTATAACGTCCGGGATAAGGCACCAGTCCATGCTTGGATGCGCTGCCAGCGATTCGCACCAATCGAAGTAGGCATCGAAATCAATCTGGCCTTTGCCCTGCTTCCAGTGCGTGAACGCACCATTATCTAAAACAAACGACTGACAGAACTCCAGCACAGCGCCCATATCATCCTGCCGCCCGAAAGGCACAAGCGAATGCCTGCCAACCAGAAACCGGGCAACATCTTGACGGGAGCCGCCTATTGGTGTGCCGTGGTAATGGATCATTGTTCGCCATCTCTTGCCTTTGTTTCCATATCCTCGTCATGCCATCCAGCGACCCACCATGACCGTTTCCAGTCCAGCATAGACAAGTTACAAGCCGTGATAGGGAAAGCAGCCCTCCTGGCCTGCCTTCCGAGATCATACATCTGCGATTCAATCTGGTTCATTGGTAGGCCACGGTACGCTAATACCAAACTTAGCACTAAGGTGCCGGTTCAGAACTTCGTACACCTTCACATAGTCACCCCGTTCCGGTTCTGTAGTGGATTCCTTGTCCAACATGATCTTTTGGATCGGACGCCACAAATGCTCCTTAGCCATCATGCCATCATCGTCCCACGGAATCTCTACCTCTGGTTTCATCACCCGCTTCATGTCATACCCGGCGTCATTCAGTGCTTTTGACACTGCTTTCAGATAGACATGGAGGCTGGAGTTCTGCTTAGGTGTCCGCTGCTTGCCATGCCTCCAAGTGAAAATGACATACTTGTGATTTTTGTAATGCTCCTCCGCGAAATTCATAAACTGCTTCAGGGAGAAGTCACTATTCACTATCCACTGGAACCCCTCACTCACAGGCAACCAGCAGAGCCATTAACTCTGCCGCCTCCATGCCCATGCTGCGAGCAATCCTGGTGATGGTGGAATACTTGATGTCCTCCCGGCGCATATACGAATGCAGCAACTGCGGACTGCAATCAATGGCGCGAGCGAAGTCACTTTTAGTAGCGTAGTTCTTTTCGATGTACTTTCGGAGCTGTTGACCAAGGTGCATACAGTATCCTCAGAAAGGTATATCGGAGTTGTTGATTTCCTGCTTGGGTGCAGATTGCTTCTGTTCTTGCTTCGGTTCTTTCTTTTGTATCTTGAAAGACAGTGCAGGCTGATTCTTGCTCTTATCACCCACCCAAGCACTTACCCGATACTCAACTCCCTCGACGTTCAAAGAGCCGGTATGAGTAGGATGCTTGTCCGTTTTCCGGTCTTTGTTGCCCCAGATCGCGCCCGTGTTATTGTTGTCGTAGCTCATTAAATCACCTCGTTGTCGTATGAAATTAAAATTACTTGCCTGTTTACCGATTGGAGAGCCATGTTCCAGACCTCGCCTACCAGATGCCTTATTTCTTCCGGTTCTTCCCTGTACTCAACACCAAACCACTCCTTATACATCAATTCCAACATACTCATTTTTTGAAAGCCTCCACGTTGATCCTGATGTTCTCGACCAGCTCCTTGAGTGCTTCGTGCAGCATTGCGCAATACTTGTCGTCACGGTTCACTCTGACTAGCAAGGGCTTCATGTCAGGATGGTAGCTCAGGAAATCGCACCACTGTTTATCCATTACTAACATCTGACCTTGCACCTGGGGAATATAGATCGATGGAATAACTCCCTCTCTCAAATACTCAACGTGTGTATGAGCCAGCGGACATTTAATCTCCAAAAGACCATCACCCACCACGCCATCTGGAGAACAGCCAAATCCGTCATCGTGGATACAGAAACCTACCTCCTCCACTGGGCCTGCGATCAGCTCATAGTAGGCTCGTGCTTCAGGTTCTAACTCAGTACCCCGTTGCATTGCTTCGTTCGGTTCCTGCTGTTCCGATCTGCCGGTGAGAATGTCAGCCACAAGCCGATTCAAGTACCCCTCAACTTGAGTTGATTTCTTCCCACCTGGCGTGATGACTTTTGCAAAGTTGCTCGCTGACGGAACGCCGAGTCTGGCTGCAAACCACTCAGGCGATCTCTGCTCTACGTTGATTATTCTCATGCCTTGGCTCCCAGCTTCTTTTCCAGAGCCAGCTTGGCCTTCTGGAAGTCGCCCTGCTTCAGATTAGACAACACCGAGATACCAAAGAACTTCAGGAATGCTGGCATATCAATGTCGCCGTCCAGTTGGGCAATCATTACCGTCAACTCGGCGTGTTGCTCTGCGCTTATTGGAGAGTACAGTCTTTCAAGTTCGGACTGAGGCAAATCCTCCCCAGCGTAGATGTAGTGACCCAGCCCGTACAGTGCGAGACACTTAACCAGACACCGCATCATCGCTGTATTCGTGGCAAAGGCATCAGGGTTCTGGATAGCCTTGTTCCTGTGATCCATTACCGGGAGCCACATCCGGCGAGAGCATTCACCGATGTTGACAGTACAAAACACCATCTGGGTCTGGTCAGGAAAGACCTGCGGAGCGTCAAAGGAGTAGGTAGCTTCAGGGTAATGCTCCATGAGCGTACCCCATGCCCAAGCCCAAGATAGGTAGGACAAGCCGTTCTTTTTCTCAACGTGCGCAGTACAATCTATAGCAGAGAGATTCTGCCAAATATCTTTGTAATTCATATTATTAGCCCTCAATGTGCGGGATTGCACAGGGCGCAGTATAAAGCAGGGAGTTTACGGAGTAAAGCAGTTATTTTAGGAAAAGTGAGCGTTCGTCTGATCGGCGTTTAACTAGACCAGGCAAGACTCGACCCCCAGCCTTAGTCCACTTCAGAAACTCTTCGGCAGCTCCTTCGATCTCGCCCCTGTTGTACTTCATCCGCAGAGTAGATGATTGCAGATTTCCGAGACCCACGTTGAAGCTGAAGGAAACCAGAGCGTCAAACTGTGCTTGGCTATCAATAGAGCGAGGGCAAAGTCTAAGTATACCTGTCTCAAACCTAACAAGATCGCTCCGAAAAATTGCATCTATCCCCCCTTCTGTCCACTGCCTGTCATGCTCTGGGTTAAGTGGAAAGGCTTTCCGTTCTTCCATCTTGAGCTTTGCTTGCTGAGGGTAAAGAACGTGACCTACACCGATCGTCCAAAGCAGGGCAGGGCATCTGTATGGTTTGAGCCTGACACCTTCGTGGTGCTTAATCATCTCGACAGCAAAGTCAGATGTCTTCATTTTTTGAATGCTTGCGAACCAAAGTGAAAGGCCACAATGCTAGACCAGATGATCTGAGTCTCCTCATCCCACAGCAGAGCCATCGCGTCAGAAAACGGAACATTAGTCTGAATGGCATAGTAGAACCCAAATCCATCTACAGCGCAGAGCAGGAGGAACATACCGTAGGTAATCAGGGGACGAACCAATGCTCTCAGGTTAATCACCCAGGTCGAAGCACCCTTGCCTATCTCGATGTCGTGGTTCAACAGTGCTGATTGCTGAGAAGCTGCTGTCTGAGCAAATATCGCCTCGTTCTTGATTTCCTCCATTCTGGATTGGGCAATGTAGCCACGTTCAGCCATTTCAAGTTCACGTTCTTTCGCAGCCTGAAGCAAAAGCAGTTCATGCTTCTTATCCTGACGATCCTGAAAAAAGTCCAGCAGCTTAGGAAGACCACCGGCCAGGAAAGATACAAGCGTAGAGAGTAGAGTTAACATTATTCAACCTTTCCGAGTAGCCACATTGATACTGCAACTGGTACTGCAAAAATTCCAACGATCAAGACCACCGCGATTGCGTTCTGTAGAGCTTTAGCCCTGCGCCTACGCTGGATCATTACAGTACGCGCCCTGCCTTCTCTAAGCTGTCTGCGCTCGTCCATCATCTCGCGGTACGCCTCAACACCGAACCGGTAGACAATAAGCTCACGAAGTTCCTTCTCTTGAGCCTCGATCTTCTTCCTACGCATTAAATTTTCCATTGCCTCTTGCTCAACGGAACCCTTGCTCAACAGCTTCTTGAAGATAGGAGGATCACGGGATTCTTCTTCGTGCTGCTTCAGGTCAGCGCAGGCACTAAACCACGTTCCTAATTGAGAGCCTACATCCTCAATCTCACGACCAGCCTCTACCGCCTTCTTTACGAAATTGAAAGCAGCAGAAGCAGTGGCAAAGGCTGTGATTGGATCAAGCACAACATTACTCCGATTTCATCGTGGTAACGTCATCGCCCTTGCGCACAGTAACCTTGCCTTCTTCGACATCGACGCGCATAGGGGGCTCTTTTTCAGCGAGCTGGGCAATCAGGTTCTGGATCACTTCAAACTCAGGACGGTCAGGTTTCTCTTGAGTTCCAGCGATTCCGTTCATCATGTTAATCAGGGCTACCAGCGCGCCACCAACCATAGTCATAACGGCGGTAATGGCAGACTCGGATAGGAAGTAGCTAGAGCCAACACCGATCAGCACGATGGCCGTGATGTACATAAGACCGTACTGGCCGATGGCCTTGCCTGCTACTTCTTTTGCGCTCTCAAAGCGTTGCGGATTCTCATCACTCATTCTTCACCTCCGTTAATCTTAGTCCACGCGCCAAGCATCAGAAGGCCAAGGACAAACATGGTTCCAGCACGGGCAACCGCCTGCCATATTGTTTTCTTCATCCCGCGCCAGTCTGTAATCAAGGAGCGTAGATCACGGACATCATTCCCGGCATCATCATCATGCAATCCAATCTCTTTCAAGACCGCCTTCATTTCCTCGCGTATCACTTGGCGAAGAGTGCCTTCATTGATTTCCATGATCTACTCCTTACAGCACGTCTAGTGGAACCCACGAAATTGTTTGTTCGTCCCAGCGATACGGTTTGTTGTCAGTCGGACGGGGCGTAGGAGGCGCAAAACCACAAACAGTGTCGTCAAACGTCCACGAAGCGTATCCGTGTTCAGCCCACTGCGTTTTCACTTCGTTTTGTTTTTTTATTTTTTCGGCGTTTGTCATAGATCGGACATGATGCACATCGGTTACGCCGCCATCTTGCCATTGGTATGTCACGCCTTCGTAAACTTCGTATACCGATAAACTCGGCTGCGCTACGCGAGTGAACCGCGCAAACTCGGATGACAAATTGTTTACGTCAACAGAAGGGAAGGCTTGACGAAAGTTGTCTCCAAAAATTGGATGCTCAAATGGCTGGCCGTCTTTGATGCGGATGTAGAGTTCCATTACAAGTTACCCGTGTTAGTGCTTGGGAATGAGCGCGTTGTTCCGGGCCAGATGATACGGACTGCGCCGTTCGCCCCGCTTTGCCCGGCAGGATTAGTTGAACCACCCTTGCCTCCACCGCCGCCACCATATATGCCGCCTTGACCACCGCCAACAGTCTGCGAGCCTGCGTTTCCAGAGACTCCGCTAGAACCACTGCCGCCACCAGAATTATTAGTGGAAGCCGCAGCCCCATTAGCACCTTGACCAAGAATTCCAACCCCGCCACCGCCAGAGCCTACATAGCTACCATTACTTTCTGTTGCGCCGCCACCGCCACCACCATTTGACCCACTAGTTGCAGAGCCGCTTCCCGGAGCGCCATTGCCGCCAGCACCAGCATATCCACCAGCCCCGCCACCGCCGCCTATTTGATTGCCGACATTGGCGCGACCACCTGTGCCACCATTACCGCCGCCGGTTCCTGTGTAAGTTCCCGCAGAGCCAGCAACACCACCATTACCAGCCCCGCCGCCACCCCCGCCACCTTTTAGCGTTGAAGTATTTATAAAATAAGAATCAGTTCCTGCCGTACCATTTCCCCCTCCGCTACTACCCTGATTCCCGCCGGTACCAACAAAAATAGTATATGAGCTTCCGGGCGTTACTGAATAATTATTTATATATCCAAGACCGCCTCCGCCGCCGCCTGCCCCGCCACCACCGCCGCCACCGCCCCCGGCACCAACAGCGACAACCGAAACACTTGTCACACCGGCAGGAGCAACCCAAGAATACGTTCCCGCCGTTGTGTATGCTTGTTGGCCGGGCAGGTTTCCGGCTGTTGGCCACAACCCAGCTTTTTTGTACTGCACCGCTTGGTCAAGTGTCCACACGCCAGATGCAGTGCTGGTCTCGTAAGGGCCACTTGGGACAACAGGATTTTTAGTAATCAAGCCGCCGGGGTATTGCTGACTCATGCTATTTCCACCCAAGAAAGTGTTGATTCATCCCAGCGATAGGGCTTGTTATCAGTCGGCATTGGAACAGGAGATTGCCAGGTGCAGGTTGCCTCATTCAGCGTCCACGATGGATACGGTTGCGGAGGAATAAACGCATCTCGACCGGCATCATAAGTATAACCTATGCCTGCATAGTTCTTGCGAATGTTGGCGTTATAGGATGTCTGAACCCATGTGCCGCCAAATAATGACTGGCAGAACGCTACACCCTTGGCCTCTGACTCTACGCCATTATTCAATAGTTCGTTGTTATGAACCACGATGACCTGCAACACAGTGCCCGAATCATCTATTTGTGCAAAGTGCGCCATGTAAGCCTCAGAACGTAATCGTGCCGGATGCAGTGAAGGTATAAATGGTCTGGCCGCCGGAGGTTGTCACTGTGGGAGAACCTGTTGTTGAAACGGCGGGCTTTGTAGCACTGAGGATAACAACAC